ACCTTACCTTCTTGAACATCTTTGTATAGTTTACTTGCTTGTGCTTTTTGAGCTTCTGTTTGAGCACCAATAAGAGCAATCTGAGCCAACTCTTTTTGACGATCAAGATCAATTTGTACTTGAATTTGACCACGTTGTTGAGCCAATTGATTAGCAAGCGGATCGTTACCAGCATTACGAGCTTTCTCAATCTGAGTATCAAGCAATGCAGGATTAGTTTTATATACTTCGTTCTTAAGCTTCTGACCTGTAAGATTAGATTGCTCAAACTTCTGTGCTTCAGTAGCAGCCATCATAGCTTGTTGACCTAAGCCAGCATCAGCGAACTGCTTCTGTAGTGTCGTGTAAAAAGACAGAGGATCATTAGGATCTGCTTGTTGCATAGCAGAATCATATACACCTTGAATCTTCTGTAGCTTCTGTAACACTGGATTAGTAACTTCAAAGAAGCCACGATCTTGTGCTACGTTAGAGATACCACGACCAAGTAATGTACCTAATTGAGCACCTAGTTGATTCTGTGCTGGCATAGCTTGGATACGAGCTTGCTCTTGCTGAATAAGTTGTTGACGGTATAGTTCAGGATCAGCACCCATCAACTGAGATTGATTACCTAAAAGATAGTTTACATTCTGTCCCATAATAATTCCTTAACTTAGCTTAAAGTTACCAAAACCAGTAGTGTTAGCACCAAAGCTACCGCCTGGCTGGGCTTGACTCATACCAGCAGAAGCGAATCCACCTCCTCCACCACCTCCACCAGCAGCAGCACCAATCAACGAAGACAAGAATTGATTGTTCATTTGAGCAGCTTGTAAAGTACCTTGGTATTGTGTCTGAGCACCTTGTAGAGCACCAGTCAACATACCTTGAGCACCTGCTGTTTGACCTGGTTGTTGTGCAGTACCTAGTTGTAGACCTAATTGGTAAGGTAACTGAGACATTTGTTCTACTTGACCTGATAGACCTAGCTGAGTCTGTAGTGGAGCGTATGCACCAGCTTCGCCTTGTACTTGAGTGCCTAATAAACCAGCACCAGTACCAAATAAAGAAGCACCAAACTGAGCACGTTGCTGTCCAGCCTGTTGAGCTTGAGCAGCTAATCCTAAATCTTGCTGAGCTATTGCATTATAGTATGCTTGCATCTCAGGATTAGTAGCACCACGACCTCCTGCAACAGTACCTCCAGTAGCTAGACCACCTCGACCTGTTTGAAATAATTGATTACGTAAGCCAGATAGTTGTTGTTCACGCTGAGGAGCAAGCAAGTTCTGTTGAGAAGTCATGTACTGCTGAGCAGCAGCTTCAGGAGACTGAGCTAAGTACTGTTGACCTAAGTTAAACAAGCTCTGAGAAGCACCAGACAATGGAGCATATTGTCCAGCCATCTGCTGAGCTTGATTATAGCTACCTCCGAACTGACCGAAGAGTTGGTCTTGTAAAGCAGATAACTCAGGGGCAGCAGTATATCCTCCACTAGAGATATAAGGAGTACCAGTACGTGGATCAATCTCACGAGTGAACTGAGACGTACCAAATCTAGTAGTCATTCCTACAGGACGGAAGCCAGAGATATTAGCAGATGTTATACCTGCTGCTCTCTGTTGCTCTGCTGCAGTACCTGCTGCGTCTCTTACTCCTCCAGCTCCTGTGATAGGATCTAGAACTGATTGTACTATGCTACCCATGTTTTGCTCCTAGTGTATACATCATATTTCTTATCATTAACTATTAACTCGTTTAACTTATACCATCCAGTAGACTTACCAAACTTAGCTAACTTTACATCTTCTATGTTTACTAAGGCTGCTAGAGGAACTCCTACTAATTGTTGCAATAAATCTAAATCTTTTAAATACTTTGTTTTCACAGTAGGAGTCCATTTGTGAACATCAGTGTGAAACCACAACATACCTTCATATAACTCTAAGTACATTGTGTAGTCTGATCTGTTGACTACAGGTACTTTTATCAAGCAGTACGCTTCCACATTTTAACAACAATGAACGGCTGTACGTTAGCATTAGTACCACTAGAACCAGCAGTTGCAATTGTTGTACCTACTGTAATACTTGTAACTGCACTATTAGTGTTAGCAGTTTGTGGAGTATTTAAACCACGACCCATTACTGGAACATTGCTTGATTGAACATTGTCATTACTACCAGTAATAGAATGAGTATGTCCAGGATCTGATACAGCAGAAGTTGCTGTGTGGGTGTGTGATACATTTATTGCATCTTTAGAACCACCAGTTTCTTCTAATGTATCAAATAACGCATCAGAAGAATCTAAACCAACTATTACTTTACCAGCACCAAAGGCTGTCCATGTACCAAAACCTAATAATGTATTAGGATTAGTAGATACAGCAGCATTAATATAAATAGAACCTACTGGATATACAGCAGATAGTGCAGCAGTAACAAATGCTGTGGTAGCTAATTGAGTTGTACTAGCACCAGCAGTTGCAGTAGGACCAGCAGGAGTACCTGTGAATGTAGGAGAAGCTATATCTGCTTTAGAAGTAATAGCACCAGCAATAGCATTTAACTCGTTATCAATCTCTGTACCCTTAACGATCTTGTTTGAATCGCCTGAAGGTAGTGTATCTTTAGTAGCAAAGTTAGTTGCTTTTGTATATGAACTCATAATGTTTTACCTTGTTTAAGGAAGAAGTCGATCTTTTGAATTGATAAAGGAGTACCATCAATGTCAGACTCAAAGCCTAACTGTAGAACTGTACCTGAACCTGATGCTGGTATGTTAGCAATGTCTAACGCAATACCGTTAGTGTAAGTAGCAATGTTGTATTCTGCTGTACCATACTCAAATACAGTTACTTGCTGTAGTGTAATAGCACGAGAGAAGTAGTTACGAGTATAGTCATAACCCCACTTAATAGCAATAGGCTGAGCAGAGCCACCAATAGCTGTTACATTAATACGTTTAAGGATCTTATTAGTTGTAGCAGATCCAAAATCAAAGTAGTTAGTAAAGTAAGTCATACGATACTTATCACCGTTGTCTTCGTATAGTTCATACTTACCAATGTAACCTGGCTTACCAACGTACATTAATCTATCTTGAGTAATGCAAAATGCTGTAGGATTTATCTGTTTCCATACTGTAGTTCTGGCTGCACCATTCTGTAGTACACCCCTGGTGTCAAAACAATAGGTGAATCCTGAGCTAGGTAAAGACAATAAATAGAAAGCATCTGTAGGATAGTATACAGCTTTAATATTTTTTAATGTCTCTGAGTTAACTAGTGTTAATAGCTCATCTCTTACATTCTTAGACACATCCCTGAATGGTAATGACTTCTCTTGAATAACACGTTGCAGGGAATGAACACCAGTAGCAGCTAAGAACAATAAGTCTGTAGCAATAGAAGCAACAGAATCTCTAGCTAAGCAACCAACACCAACAATAACATCTTCCAAAGTTAACTGAGATGGATCTGCAGGATTACGATAGATAACAATATGCTTAGTACAGAAGATAATTAAGAAGCCATTGTGACTAGCAAGAGCTACGATAGGGTCATTATTAGGAACTACTTCACTAATGTTTAGTGAACCTGCTGTACCAGTCTGCCATTGAGAAGGGTTCAGTAAGTCACTGAAGTATATAGTCTGAGTGTCACCTGCAATATTAGCAGCCCACAGGCGACCATATGCATTTATAATACAATTAGGAGTAAAGTCAGTTACTGTGTATCCTGTAGGTAAGGTAGATATATCTCCTAGTCTTTGGAATCCATAAGACCCAGTATGAGCATGAGCAGTAGCACCTAGCTTGTGGTAAATAAGAGTTGGCTGTCCTGCCTGAGCTAAGATAGCGTGTCCTGAAAGAGTAGCCCCTGTGTCATAAGGCATACCAGTGATCTGCCAGTTATCATCAGAGATAGTATAGGTCAGAGTAGCTGTGTCAGTGCTGTTACGAACTACAGCTTCAGTTAAAGTAGTTGTCCCAGTATATATCTTGTTATTAGCTGCAGAGATAACAACAGTACCATCATCCTTAATAAGCTCATAGATGGCTCTAAAAGCCCCTGTAGAGGCTGCAGAAGAGTTTACCTTAGTCCACCCCTTACGAGCACCGATACGACCGTAGCGATCGATTACGCAGTTATTAGCCTCTAGTGCAAATCCACTATCTAGCTGGATGGAGCTATCCTGAGTATTAAGACCAGAGAATCCTGGAGCTGCAATAGAACCAGTGACTAGTTGCTCAGCCATTTAGGTCCATTCCCATGCTTGTTCTTCAATATATCTACCTGTCTCAATGGCAATAGCATCACCAAGCGACTGTCTGTATAGGGTATACATCTCACCTGATTGGATACCACCATCTTCACCACGCTCTGCTAAAGCCCTTGCAAAGGCATTAAATACTACAGGCTCATGAGGTACTAAGAGAGTATCAGCATCAGCAGATAGGGGTACTTGTGGCTTGATTACGTTGAAGCGAACTTCATACACACCATCAGGGATAGGGTATAAGTCTACCTGAGTATCTCCGTTGGAGTCTAAGCCGTTGAAGTTATAGTAGGCAGGAGAACCCTTCTGAGTACCAGTAAGTAGGAATCTTTCATTCATCCACTTAGTAGGGGCATTAAGGACTGTAGCATTGCTAGTATCGTTTAATACATCAATGATTCTGAAGCGTTGTCCAGAACCAACAAGTACATAGTTAAAGATATTGTTTGCAGTGCTCGCAGTAAGGGTATCAGATAAGGCATTCCAAGGATAGGCATCTTCTGTCTGACGCTTAGCATCATTAACAAACTCACCGATCATCTTAGAATAGGCATTATCAGCTACAGAAGAAACCTCAGTCTCTCGTAGCCTTCTTAGTACGGAATTTACAAGCTGGATGTAGTTCATAGTATCCTATAATTATAACACAAAACTGCTTAAAAGTCAAGCATTTATTACTTACAATCCCACTTCTTTAGGGCTAATGCTTTACGAGTTGGTTTACCCTTCTCATCCTTCATAGGACCAGCAACACCACTCATACGAGCACAGAAGCTCTTGCGTCTACCAGCAGCTTTAGGGGACTTTGCAGCCTCCTTAGCAGACACTGGTGGCTTTAACTTAGAGCCTGTAGTCTTATTGTAGTAGTCTCTACCTTTTTGATTGAGTCCACCTTCAGGGTTCTGAAACGCTTTCTTTGGCATTATTTCTTCTTTGCTGTTTTTGCAGAGTCTTTAAAAGCTTTAGCAGTAGGAGCACCTTTACTACCTACCTTACGCATCTTCTCGCCTGATCCTGCAGCTATACGTTTTTTCTTAGCAGCAATATTGGCATACAAACCAGGCTTAGTAGCCACGACTCATACCCATCTTTTTAGCTGGCTTAGCTTTAGGAGTAGTAGTCATCTTTGCTCCTGTCTTCATAGCATATGACTTAGCTTCTTTTTTACCCTTAGCTGTGTAAGGGAACTTCTTATCTTTTACCATTGGCATGATTACTTCCTTTTCTTTACTTGAGTTTTAGATTTACCTGCTGTGCTTAGTGCAATAGCTACTGCTTGCTCCTGAGGTCTGCCTTCTTTAACCATCTTAGATATATTCTTACTAATTGTTTTCTGAGATTTACCTTTAGCGAGTGGCATAATTATCCTTAGAATCCGTGTTGAGTTGTTTGTTTGAAGGCTTGCTCTACAGTAATAATAACACTTACAGCAGAACCTGTTTCAGACTTAGCTCTAATCTCATCACCTTCTTCTAAAAACACATACGAATTACCATCTAATTGAAAGTAAGTTTTAGAAGCTAAGTTATATTCTAATACCACAACAACTTCGGTAGTAGCACTTTTGTCGTACCACCACAAACTAAAGTGTTTAGTAGAGCCACCAGAGTTATGTGCAAATACAGTGTGCCACTTTGCTGTTTGCTGAGTAGGAACAGTGTATAAAGTTGTTAGAGTATTGGCAGTAAGGTTTCTACCGATTGATAGTTCTCTCATAGTACCTTAAGCAAAGTGTTTAAAAATCCAATCCTTGAACAATGTCAAGAATATACCGATACCTGAAGCTAAGAAAGCTACTCCACCTAAGAAGCCTTTATAACGCATCATCTCATCACGCACTGCATGAATACAGTCTAGTATCTCTTTCTGACTGGCTTGTAGCTTTTCTACTTCAGCTTCTAACACGGCTATACGCTCTACGCTATCACTCATGTTAGCCTACCAACGCAGTTACTTCAGCTTGGGTTAAACCCAATGCAGCTAGTTTAGCTAGTGCAGAAGCCTTTGTATCAATGACTGCTTGTGCATCAGCTTGGGCTTGTGCAGTTACGGCTTGTAAGTCATAAGCTACTTCATTGCCATTAGCATCGTAAGCAATATCGCCAATAGTATGCGTAACAGTTGGGTAAAGTTTATTTAAAGCATCAATTTGATATGCGGTTAAATTCATTGTGCAATCTCCATAAGAGTAATTGTTGAAACACCGCTATCTTGTTGGCAAATAACACTTCCTGTTCCTGAATTACAAGCAAATTGTGTTTTATAGGTTGTTGCTGAAGTAGTTGCTGGCGAATCTAAATAAGAAGTGCTTAAAGTTTGACCCCAAATTCCTAATGCAGTTCCACTATAAAAAGAATCAAGCACCAATACAGATATAACTGTGCTTCCTTTAAGTAGCTTTAAACCCATACTATTATCCACACTAGCAACAGTTTTTCTTAAAGCATTTTGATGAACAAATACTAATATTTTGCTAGTTGCAAATTTAGGGGTAATTGTTGCAGTTAAAGTAGTATCTATGTAAGTATTGTTAGAACTACTTGTTTGTGTTGAAGTTGAACTATTTACTACTTGCAAAACTTGTCCAGCACTAGCCTGTGTAGTAGCGTTGTTAAATGTAAGACCATTAGTCCCATCAATAATCATTGTCATTATTCAGCACTCTCTGGTGTGTTACCCAAAGCTACCCATTTTAGGTATTCTTGGTAGTCTGTGTTGTCAGCATCCATTGGTATAGAAATAATCTGACCAACAATCGTAACGGCAACAGGATTGCCTTGAAAATCATTTTGTATTTGATACATCATAGTTCTGCACTTCCTGTAATAAAGTTAGAAGTTCCGTTAGACAACCAGCCAGCCGCACCATAACCAGTTGTAGCACCGCTAATAGTTGCATCTAAACGACCATAACCGCTACTTGTATAAGCAGTAATGCTTGAAACAGTTGAATTACCAGCACCAAAGTTAATAGTGTAAGTACCGCCCTGTGCAATAGTAGGGGCAGTTCTCATAGTTACTGGGTAAGAAAATATGATGTTTGCAGTTGTAGCACTTGCACATTGACCCGAACCAAATCCACCAATGCTTGCACCATCGCCGCTTACTTTCCAAAAATAGCGTTGGCAAGCAATCAATTCTTGGTTATATAAACGATATTCATAACCTGTGGCTGACGAACCAACCTCAATTTGAACACCAGTAATAAACCAAGTGGCATTTAATGTTCCAATAACTGAAGTTGCACCTGTGGCTGACAAGAATTGTGAACCAGCCCATGCACCAGCAGTACCACTATAAGTAG